ACTTTACTAAACAAGAGATATTACAAGATAAATACTTTAATCCACAATGGAATACAACTGGAAATCAACTGTATGGTCAATCTCCTTTAATGGCTGCTGCGAAAAACTTGACTCGTTCAAACGAAGCCAAGACTGCGGCGGTTGCATCTTTCCAGAATGGTGGTCCAGCTGGAGTACTATTTATGAATGATGAACGCTTTGACCCTATTAGTGGAACACAACAAGCACAAGCACTTAAAAAAGCAGTAAGTGAAAAAGGTGGCTCTGCTAACTTTAATTCAATTGCGGTTAGTGGTTACAAAGTAGATTGGAAACAAATCGGATTAAGTCCTGTTGAATTAGATATCATTGAGAGTGAGAAGTGGGATATGAAAGCACTTTGTAATATTTACGGAGTACCTGCACAACTTTTAAACGATAGCGATAACAAGACTTATAACAACCAAAGAGAAGGCGAAAAAGCATTGACATTGCGTTGTGCTATTCCTTTGCTTACAGGTATTAGAGATAACTTAAATCGTAAACTACATTCCGATTGGGGTTATCGTGGTACAAACATTTATGTTGACTACGACCCATCTGTTTATGGAGAATTAGAAGCAAACAAATCGGAGCAAGTAGAATGGTTGGATAAGGCTTGGTGGATTGCGCCTAAGCAAAAGATGGATATAATGGGATTAGAGATTCCAGATTACGTTGACCAAGCTGAAATGGAAAAATTATATATTCCATCAAGTTTACAAAGTCCAGATGAGTTCCAACCATTAACACTACCTGAATAATGATTTGGCAAGATTATAGGAAACTATACTTAAACGCAATAAAAACCTACTCACCTAAGTTCAAGAAAGAACTACAAAGGCAAGTGGATACTTATTGCGATACCCAAGATTTAAACGCTATTAGCGATAAGAAGATAAAAAAGACCATCCAAAACGTTCATATTGCAATGGGCGTTAAGATGGCACAAATTTCCGAGAAGAACGTATCTAAGTCAGTAAAAGGTTATTTCGGTCCAGAGGAGTTTAAAAGTAAGCAAACGGATTTGTTTACTTATGTGATGCTAACTTATCTTGAACTAAAAGGATTAGACAATATTGCAGCAGAGATAACTCAAACAACTAAAAACCAAATTCAACAATACTTAATGAAGTCAGTTGAAGAAGGTTTAACGATGCAAGAAACAATTAAGCTATTAAGAACGGCTGGGATAACGGATTACAGAGCCGAGATGATAGCAAGAACTGAAACAGGTAGAGCAGCGAACATAGGCTCAATGGTTGGCACGGCATCCACAGGACTTGTAACTATGAAAGAGTGGATAGCAGCAAGGGATAACCGAACAAGACGAGTGCCAAGAGATATGTTTGACCATTATCATATGGATGGAATAAAAGTAGCATACGATGAAAAATTTAATGTTAAAACTAAGAATGGCGGTTTTGAGCAAATGTTACATCCTTGCGACCCAAGTGGAAGTGCTGGGGATGTTATCAATTGCCGTTGTACGTTAGGTTACGAAGCCGTGCGAGGCGAAGATGGAAAGCCAAAAAGGTTACAAGATAACCCACCGAGAGGAGATATGGGGTTAGTATGGAATCTAATAAATAATGTGGCTTTGATGCAAATTTCTAACTTAATAAGAGATTTGTTAGCAGATTAAAAAAAATTAATAACTTTGTTATATGAGTAAGATTGAAAACAAAAGCTACAATGATATGATTTTGGATATAGAGCCAGAATCAAGAACAGTTAAAGCGTGTTGGTCAAGGATTGGTAACGTTGATTTAGATAACGATATTATCGTTGCTGAAGCGTTTACCAAGACTATCAAAGAACGTGGACCAAAAGGCAAAAATATGATTTGGTCTTTAGTAGACCATAAAGCTGATATGGCACATACTTTGGGTAAGCCTAAAGAATTGTATATTGAAGGCGATATGCTTGTTGCGGTTACTGACTTAATAGAAACTGAATGTGGCGAAGATGCAATCAAGTTATATGAAGCTGGTTTAATCAATCAACACTCAATCGGATTTAGTACGTTAAAGTCGGATGTAAACCAAAAGACTGGTGTGCGTACAATTACCGAATTAAAACTATATGAAGGTTCTGCGGTTCTTTGGGGTGCTAATCCAGAAACACCAACATTGGGTTTCAAGAGTGAAATCAAAGAAACTAAAGAATCTTTATCAATAAGATTAGAAAACTTGATTAAGGCATTTAGAGGTGGAAGTTTCACAGACGACACCTTTGCTTTAATGGAGATTCAAATAAAACAAATACAAGCCGAGTTATTAACTTTGGAGATTACTGAAACAATCACTCAACCCGCAGAAGCAGTTGAGCCGACACCAGAAGTTGAAGAAAAGAATGATGAGGAAGTATTAAAGGCAATTAAGCAATTTAACAATCTATTTAAAAAGTAAAAATGGAAAATTTAATCAATGAAATGGCTGAGAACCTTAAAGGTTTTCAAGCTAACGCAGAAGCACAAATCAAAGAAGTGTCTGCACAAATAACTGTCGTAAAAGATGAGTTACAAAAGCAAATCGATGGTCAATTAGCTGCACAAAAGAAAGCTGAGAAGAAAGAAGTAAAATTCATCGACCAAGTTATTATGGAGAAATTAGATGGCAACTTCGATGCAATGGAGAAGTCATTAAAGAACAATGGTAAGTATCGTTTAGATTTAAGCGATGTTAAGACTATGACTTTAAGTGGTAACTTAACTGGTGATGCTCAAGCAACTTATGCTCCTAACCCAGCTATCCAACCTTCTCAAAGTTTAAACTTTAGAGATTTAATCCCAACAGTAAGAAGCGAAAGCGGATTGTATGTTTACTATCGTGAGAACGCTGGTTTAACTAACAACATCGCAGCTCAAACTGAAGGTTCTAACAAAGGTGAAAACAACTACTCTTTAACAGAAGTTAAAGTTGTAAACGATTACCTTGCTGGTTTCTCTACTTTCTCTAAGCAAATGTTGAAGTCATTACCTTTTATGACTCAAACTTTACCAAGAATGTTACAAAGAGATTTCTTCAAGGCTGAGAACGCTGCGTTTTTCTCTACTGTATCTGGTGCTGCAACAGGTTCAACTACAACTGCTGAAACTAACGATTTGTTACAATTAGTAGATTATATCGCAAACCAAAAACAAGCAAACTTTGTAGCTTCATTTGCATTAGTATCTGAAACTCAAATGGCTCGTTTATTGAAAGCAACTATCGCTGCTGGTTACTATGCTGGTGCTGGTAGTGTTATTGTTAACCCTAATGGTGGTATCACAATCTGGGGTGTTCCAGTTGTTGCTGCATCTTGGGTAACAGATGACAAAGTATTAATCTTTGATAACAGCTACTTAGAAAGAGTTGAAGTTGAAGGTTTAGCTATTGAGTTCTCTTATGAGAATGGCGAAAACTTCCAAAAGAACTTGGTAACTGCTCGTATTGAGTGTTACGAAGACATCAACTTAATGTTGACTACTTCTGCAATCTTTGCTGATTTAGGTAACGTATAGTTCTAAAGGTTTAGTAAATAATGACCCCTACCAATTCGGTGGGGGTTTTTTATTGGAATAAATTAAGTAATTTTGTAAAAAAAGGATATGTCTTATTCTAATTATATAAATGACTTTAGTGCAATGCCTTTGGGTTCTACTTGTGAGCCTGTAACCTTAGCAGAAGCTAAAAGTTATGCAAGAGTAACAACCAACGCAGAAGATGCTCTAATTGAAATTATGATTAGTTCTGCAAGAGAGGCGGTTGAAGTAGCCACAGGATTGAGTTTAATCCAAAAGGAAATAGTTGTATTTTTTAACAATGTAAGCGGCAATTTCCCAATACCATTTGGTCCAGTAAATATCAACACATTTCAATTGTATGATATGGGTCAAGATGGGTTAGAAATAGAAAGCCCAGATTATGATTTAATTGGTGGAATACATCCTACATTGGGTTTCCCAAGATATGCTAATCTAAAAGCTACATATTTCGCTGGTTCTACAACAATTCCTAAAGACCTTAAATTAGCCATATTAGACCAAATTTCTTATGACTATGAAAATAGAGGGTTAGATGGTGATTCAGGTATTTGTGAAAAGACTTGGAAAGCGTGTCAAAGATGGACAAGAATAAGCCCAATTTTATAATATGAAGTTAGGAAAAGCGAAAGCAAACTACGTTGATGCCAACACGATGACTCGTCAAGTTGGAATTTATGCTCCCACAAGGGTAAGTGATGGTCAAGGTGGGTTCACTACCACATTTGCCCTACAAAGCACAGTTTGGGGCGATTTAAGACCAGATAATCAAGTTCGTGAGATAGACCAATCGGAATTACAATTCGACCAAAAAAACAGGCTTTACATTCGTTTTGGGGTTAACATTAACAATTCTTATGAGGTTGACGTTGAAGGTTCAAGATACACAATACATTCTATTAAGAACGTTGAGAACCAAAATAGGTTTTTAGAGTTAATAATTTATAGATAATGGCATTTGGTCTTAATTTAACAGGAATAAAGGAAGTTAAAAATGCCTTGAAAACAATGGACAAACATTTAAGGCAAGATGTAGGGGATGAAATTAATGCATCTGCTTTAACCATTCAAAGTAGCGCAAAGCGACTTGCACCTGTTGATTTAGGTTTTTTAAGAAATAATATTGCTTTAGTTCCTATTGGTGATTTAACATTCTCAGTAGAAGCAAAAGCTAAATATTCGGCTTATATTGAATTTGGAACAGGTGGTCAAGTTAGCATACCAGCAGGATATGAAGATTTGGCAATGATGTTTAAAGGTAGAGGATTAAGAACTATAAACATAAGACCACAACCTTTTTTGATACCTTCGTATGAAAATGAAAAGCCAAAATTAATACAAAGACTAAAAAAATTGTTAAATGCTTAACCCTAATATAGAGATAAAGAAATGGTTTTATACCAACTTGACAAGTGCAAGTGGATTGGTTGTTTACGATGGTTTTGCTCCAGAGGGTGCAGGTAATGAGTATATTGTAATGACTGGAAGGACATCAACACAAGACCAAGGCAAAAATGGATATACAAATAGTATTTCAATCGTAGTTGATATTATTACAAAAAATGCTAACTTTGGTTATAAACGTGCTGA